GGCATAGTTTAAACCTCAACCCATTGGGCCACGAGCCATCAAACCTTTGGTGGCCGCACCAGTTCCACGAATTTTAATACCAGAAGTTTTAGCCTCTGGCTGTGGGCGACGAGTAATATTGCCTACAGACATATTAACTGTAGCTGCATCACTTTGGTCAGGACGAGAAGCTAATTGAGCCAAGCCTTCTTTGGCACGATCTACATAAGCACTAGCGGGTTTATTTTCTTTACCCTTGCTTGTACCTGTAACAATCTTAGGACTGTTTTTTGTAGTTGGTTTAACTTGTGTAGCCATGATTAGCCTCGTTTCTGTGCGGCAATTTTTGCCAAGTTACGACCCATAGACAACATATCGGCATTGGTTTTACCCTTACCTTTACCCTTGCCACCCATCATTTGTTTTTGAGTAGGGCCACTGTCGCCCAAGTTTTTACCTTCGGTTTTGCCTTTTTTAGCAATGCCATCGGCTGATCGTGTATATGCCATTTTAATCTCCTTAAGATACTGTAACTGTACCAACAAATGTCGTTGCCACCAAGTAGTTTGGTGTCAATCCTGAATCAAAATTACTAGCTCCACCAACTGGATACCAGCCCCACTGAATGTCTCGTGAACCGCCAGAGAGATTCCCATTAACGTTAACACCAGATGTGACATACGTTGTGTCTTTACGAGGGTTACGCAAAGCTTGTGGATCATCCACAGGAAATGTACCCAACATCAACTGAGGCTGATCTGGATCCCAGCACTCAGCGCAAACCAACAACTGGTATTTACGCTGTTTAATGATCTCAGTCTTAAGCGTTTTAAGTTGATACTGCTGACCACAGCGATCACATTCCGCAATCGCTATCTTGCCAGATGCAAACCTATTTCCCATTATGTGCTACCAATAAACATCTGACGAGGAACAAACCTAATCGCCGCCTTCTCTCGGTCTTCACCTGCGGCAATCTCAAAGGTTTCATCGTAAATCTGTTTAAGCATCTGAATACGAGGCATTAATTCAGGTACTTTAATAGCTATGTGATACGCCAAACCAGCAGTCAAAGCAGGTAAAAAGCGGAAGTTCATGTCTGCTGTTTCTACACCAGCACCAGCATCTTGAACTCTACGCAGTCTCCAGTAAACAAACTGGTATGTAGTACTGTTATCTGGGGTTGGCCATACTGTTACAGCGGGTAACTGGGGCACAAACACCGCAGTACCATCGGCTTGAGAAGCCGCAGTTGTATTGTTCTGACCACGGAATACACCACCAAGGGTATTCCCTGATACATAGGTATAGTAAATATCCTCTGTACCCAAACGAATAAAACCAGATCCAGCTAACCCAACCACCGTGCTAAGCGTGATCGTAGTGTCTGTAGAGGTAAGAGCACCATTGAGAACAGCGTTTGTAGGATTTGTCTCGCCAGATAACCGCTGAATCCATACCTGAATCGGTCGCGCCTGTTGTAACTTGTTTGGGATTGTTGCATAGGTAGAAACGCTAATGCGGGTAATTGTCAAGTCAGCTTGCGTAGATGATGTATTAGAACCAGTTCTAATTACGTGCTCAAGCAAATCAATAGTATCTGTGGGTAAAGCGTAAGTAGCTAAGCCAGGAGTCAAGTTAATAATCCCCTGCTCCATTGTCCACATATTGATACCTTTAGACTGCCACTCAATAGTCATCAAATTCATTGATCGACGGGCAGTTTTAAGGTCATAACCAGTACGCATTTCACGACCAGCTCTCTCCCAAGCTTCCTCGGCAATCTCCGTGAAATCCATATTGAAGAGGGTGGAGCCTGAAGTGGTCATGATTTTTGTATTATTAAACGTTTAGTAATGCACTTACTTTGCAGTCTTTGCAGACTCAATAAAAGCTTGAGCAGTGGGCGCACCCTTTTGACCAGGTTTACGCATCTTTTCTTTAGAACCAGATGCTATACGTTTACGTTTGGCGTTAATGTTGGCATACAAGCCAACAGCACCACCTTCTGCATACTGCATAAAGTCAGTGTCATCCCTACGCGCCTTGCGTACACCTTTTGGCATTTTGCTGGGGAGAACGGCCCCCATTCCACGGCTTGCCATCATAAGTATTTACCTTTGGTTTTACCGCGTTGAGCTATACCATCGCCACGACGAGAGGCAGAATTTACTTTACCGCCACGCTTATAACCACCAGCATTTTCACGAGTTTCATCATCAATCTCTGGATTTCTGCCTGGCCGCATTTTGCCTTCTGGCGATGCAGTTTCAGTTTCTTTTTTACGTGGCTTTGGAGTTTCTTTCTCCTCTAACTCACCAGCTTCAATACGAGCTTTGGCTTCAGGAGATAAAGTAACACGATCTTTTGATGCAATAGCACGATCAATAGATGGGCCAACTGTTTTATCAACTATCTTTTTACCTACGCCAGTCTCTTCATCAATCATGCGACCAATACCATAACTACCAGCTAATACAGCAGCAGGTATTCCAGCACGACCTACATTGCGGTTTTCAGCACGGCGACCAGCTTCGCGAACAGATTCTTTAGCGCCACCAGTAAGTTTAGAAGAGTCTACATTGCGACCCTTTTTACCTTTTTGCAAATCTTCTCTGGCACGGTCTAAAAAATTGTCATCAAGCCCAGGCAGGTTATCCCATCTAGTAGCCATGATTTAACAAGCTCCACCATAGTTCATTTTAATGATTGTGCCTTTGGTTTTACCCTTGGTAATACAACCATCAGCACGACTTGAAGCTGATCCGCCTTTAGCCATTTTTTTAACAGCGCCGCCTTTTTTGTAACCAGCGTCGTTATACGCCTCATATTCACGGGCGGAGGCAGGCACAGACTCACGCATTTGTTTTGCAGCACGAATATCATCACGAGCAGACTTTGCCATTGTTGGCATCAAACGAGCCATAATGCCTTTCTCGTCTTCAATCCCACGGTTCATTAACTCGCGTGATTTATCCAGCTTAGCTGTTTCTTGCTCAGTAGGTTTGCGGTAGCTAGTAGCCATGATTATTCCTTTAGCAGCTCATGCCGCCAGACTTCATCGAGATCATTGTGCCTTTGGTCTTGCCTTTCATAGCGCATCCATCAGCACGGCTAGAAGCAGAACCACCGTTCTTAAGCTTTGTCAGGTTAGACTTTTTGCCACCATGCAACTGTGCCTCGTGCATACCAACAGCCTTCTTAGCCATTGCCTTGTCTTGTTTCATGTCGTCTTTCATAACACCACCTTTTTTAAATAGTGCCGAAGCGCCATGATCGGTTTTCGGCTTATTAATACCCTGCAAATCTGCTCGCGTTGTTGGTCCAAACTTTTGACCTTTACTCGCCGCAGAAAATTCTTGCGCCACGTCTGTTGGAACACCAGCTTTTTTTGCAAACTCTGGATTATGCGCTGCAGCATCCATAAAACGTTTTTGTTTTGCGCTAACGGCTGGCATTTGAAGATCCTTCTAAAACGCGATCCAATTTGTTTTCAAGCTTATCAAACCGATCAATAATCTTTTCCATGTCTGCACGGACTTCAGCGCGTGTAATGTGGTCACGCGCCATCTCTTCGCGGGTCTTGTTTAACAAGATACCAAGGCGATTAAGCTCAGAAATTTTCTCTTTCAAGAAGAACCCCATAACCGTCATCACGATTGATAACACAACGTTCCACAGCGTTAAGTCCATTTAACACTTCCATCGTTTTAAGCTTGCCGCTTTCCGTGTTGGACGACCTTTCTCATCCTTCATCGGGCCGGGCATACCAGACATACGTGCGCAAAACGACTTCTTACGAGGACCACCTTCGGGCTGTGGAGCCTTGAGGTTTGATCCTGTAGCAGCGTTGTACTTTGCACGTCCTTTGGCAGTTAAACCAGCCCCTTTGGATACAGGTAGCTTCTCGCCACGACCGACAGCCAGAGAGGGGTTCTTCTTAGCCATAGAACACCGTTACAGCAGCGTTAGATACTGCAGCGTACACGTCCGTTTCAAACAACACACCGTTAGCAGGGATCACCACGCTAAATGGTTCACCGTTTGCTGCGGTTGCAATTGAAAACATAACTGTGCCACTACCGCCACCATCGCGCAGAACAATAAGACCTGCTGAACCAGTAGGTACAACAAGTAATCCACGTACGCGAGTGCGGGCAGCATAGGCTGTTCCGGTGACCGAAACAACTGCGGTCATTACATCAGTCAACATACTCATAATTAGCTCCTATAAACACAAAAGCCCACCTAAGTGGGCAAGCTAATTAAGAAAGTGCTGCGCCAATTGCTGTAACCCAAGCAGAACCAGTGCTAATTACAACGCAATATTCATTGTTGCCAGCGCCGTTATCACTAACAATGCGCATTTGGCCTGCGTTACTAGCAGCGGCTGCAGGGAGAGCAGCAGTTGTGGAAATTGGAAGAGTGACAACGCCAGATACGTTACCAGTAACAGCACCGATAAAACCGTTTTGGGACGTGACTGGGCCGGAGAAGGTAGTTGATGCCATGTGAGGCTCCTGTATATGCAGTACATCGCCCTATAGTCTCTGCATCGTCTGCTGGGTCAGTCTATAGAGCTGGGGTTTCCCAGTTACTGTATTTATACGCTTTATTTAGTTACTGTGCAAGCGGTTTTAGAAATAAAAAACCCCGCCGAAGCGGGGCAAAATCAAGGGCGATCCTTAGGGTACTCTTTTAAGCGCGACGACCTTTAGCTGTGCGCCCCTTGATTTGTTACTTAGGCACCGGCAGAGCCGTACATGCCGAGCGGATCCGACCAGCCGAAGCTGTAACGTTCGCGTGACTTGTAACGCACGTTGCCTGTATCAAAGTCACCGTCCATCGACTGTGACAATGGTGTACGAACAAAGTGCTTCATGCCGTTAGGCACATCAGTCGTCAAGAACCAAGCATTGGTGTCGGTCAGGAAGTTGTTAACTGTGTAACCTTCCGAAATCGAACCGTTGTTCTTGATTGCGTTGATGTCGTTGTCAGCCGTACCAACACGCAGTTCCGTTTCGAGCAAACGAGTTGCAACGAACTGGAGAGCAGGAGGAACAACCAACTTCTTGGGCTTAGCAGC